TTTTATTTTTTTTTTTTAATTTTATTTTAAACATTTTTTTTATGTATAATATTATAAAAATGAGTTCATATTGGAAAAATGATGGAAAGATTAAAGTATCGCAAACACAAGTTTCAATTCCTTCAACAAACGGACAGTCTTATACTGGGACTGCTGGACAATCCGGAAGACGTGTTGATTTTGAAATTCCTCCGAGTGTAAAATTTATGGATGGTAAAAATTCTTATCTTCAATTTGATGTAAAGATTGATCTAAATGGTGAAACCCCCACACGTTTACATTTAGATCCTTTTATTGGAGGACAGTCTGTTATAAAAAATCTTCGTATTTATTCTGGGAATCGTGCTGTTCTTCTTGAAGAAATTAGTGAATATAATGCAAAAGTTCAACTCCAGTATTCTTACGATCAAGATGATAGTTTAAGAAAACTAAGATGTTTAAAAGAGGGATGCTTGATGGAAAATGTTGAAAATCGTGGAACACTTGGTACATCAGTATCAAACAATATTGATCTACATTCGAACCCATATTACAAACCGGTAAGCACAGTCCCCGCTGCACGTGACTGGGGAACTGAGGATGATTTCCTTACGGCAAAACTTTCACTTCCAATCCATACTGGATTATTTGCTGATGGTGGTGAAAAAATTTTCCCAGTTATGATGACGCAAGGTTTATTTATTGAAGTTGATCTAGAAGATCCCGCAAGATTTATTAAACAACTTGATTCAGTTAGTCGTCATCGTCGTTTGAAACAAAACCCACTATTTCATGGTATTGATGTTGGTGGTGCTAATTTAGGTATTGATAATGCAACTGATCGCACGGAAATTTTCCTTTCTAAATCGAACAATATGTTAAGTGTTGAAAATTGCCCTTTTGTAAAAGGTGAAAAGATTGGTTTCTGTTCGAAAACTGATCGTAGTAGTGAAGCATCTTTAACTGTTGGTGGAGCAGTCGCAGTTCAAACATATCCTACAATTACTGATATTACTATGGAAGGTGGATATGTAAAATTAACAGTATCAGCATTTAGAAATTCTAATGTTGGTGATGGTGTAGATGTTACAACTGATAATTTTATTGTATTCTCTGCGGCGGTTGATACTCTTAGAACGCAAAATGATGATGATACAACAGTATTAATTGCGAAAAAAACATCTTTTACTCCGAAAGTTGAATTTTCAAATGTGCAAATTGTAGCACAAAAAGTTGAAGTTGATCCACGATATGAATCCGGTATGATGGCGAAGATGCGTGATGGCGGTAGTATTGATATTGATATTCCATCAGTAACTAATTACAAACATTCTTTACTATCAAGCAATCGTAATGCAACAGTCAATCTTGCTGTTTCTAATACTAGGGTAAAATCTATGATTGTAATTCCTAGTGATGCGAGTGTATTAGATACTGCTGATTTAATCGGTGGTCTTAGTGCTTGCTATCAAGAAGAGGCAACAACTATGGACGGTGATCTTCGATCTATTAGATCCGGTCAAGTGGGAGTGATTGATGAATTATCTTCGTATCGTATGCTGGTGGATGATAAATATCAACCCACGCAACCGATTGTTGTATCAAAAATTAATAAGGGAGTGTCAATTGCAGCACAACCATTAATTGAATTAGAAAAGGCATTAACTCAAGCGGGTATTACACCACGCTCATTTGTTGATTACAATAGAAATTTCTGTATATCTCGTGCTTATGCGCTAAATGATGGAGTAGCATCTCTCAATAATAAAACTAATCAGTTAGAACTATTATATAATGAAACTACTGTTGCTGGTGTTGATAGACCACCTACTCGCAATAAACTTTTATATTGCCTAATGTTTCACCTCCGTAGAATTTCCATTAAAGGTGATTCGGTTGTTGTAACACTTTAAAAATTTATTATTCTTTTTCTATGTAATAATTTTTTTTTTTATTTTAAAAATAATTTATAATACTAATATATAAAATGAGTGTTTCTAAAAAGTATCTTTCTATTCAACCGAATAATGTACCTTCAACGGGTAAAGTATCATTTGCTCGTGGTAATCCCATCCTTACAGTTACTCTAGGGCGACAAGATGGTATGCTTGATTTATCGTCTGTTCGTTTAGCGGGGGAACTAAATATATGGCGTGATGCTGCTGGGACTCTTCACCCGACGGATGCTGCTGCTGTGGAAGTTCGTGCCTCCCATAAACTTGGAATTTATTCTGCGATCGATCAGTTAGTTTTTCGCCATGCGGAGACTAAACAAGTTATAGAACATATTAGACATTACGGACGATTCATGAGTTCTTATATGCCGGTTATGGCGGGTATGCAAGATGTTGCGGGACATCTTTCTGAAACTGCATTAATTTATCCTAATTACAATTCTTTCCGTGATAGTGTTGTAAGGGCAACAAGTGGATCAAAATTTTGTATTCCACTTGTTGCCGGTTTAACTCTTGGTGTTGAAGGTGGTATGTTGCCTCTTGATAAAGTTCCTTTAGAGATTGAAATTCATCTTGCTCCGGATAGTCAGTTTTTTTATTCAAGTGATGGTGATCCCGCAAATCTTTCAAATGCTTTTTATGAATTAAGTGGATTAGAAGTGGCGTGTGAAGTATCGTATGGTATGCCTTCTCCCGATAAGGGACTATTAAGTTTTAATAGTATTACTTCTTATTTCAGCACACTAGAATCAACTAACAGTATTATAAATTTTAATCTTGGATTATCTAAAGTATTAGCAGCATTTGTAAATTTCGTTCCTTCTTCATTTGTAAATAATTTAGCACAAGATGGATTCCTTACTTATATGCCGACGCAAGGTGATGGAAGTGTTGCATCGGTTGAGACTATTTCTTTCCTAAGAAATGGTGAAAGATTTCCCAGTTCTTTTGAAGTGGATAGTGTTTTTGGTTCAACGAATGATACAACTGTTGTTGATGCTCAAATTATGAAAGGATTTCTTTCATCTATTATTCCGGAAAAACATCATACAAGGACTACTGCTGGACCGACTACTAGTAATAGGAATTTTACTGCGGATCAAAGCACATCTACTGGTTATAGGTTAATTCCGGATACTGGTGCTGTATATGGTGTTGGTGTTCTTTATGATATGTTAGACAGTCAAGGTGTTGATTTTTCGAATTCCCAATTCAGTATTCAAATGAAAAATCAACTTCTTGATGGTAATCCAGTATCAGCATACTTATTTATTAAATCTAAAGTTGTTGTTGCGTGGGATAAGACCATGGGAGTTCAAGTTGTATCTTAAGTTTTAAAATATTTTCTATGTAATAAATTTTTTTATTTTTTTATTTTTTGATAAATATAATATTAATATTATAATAAATAACAAAATGGAAGGAAGTGATGATGTCTCAAGTGATCGTATTCCGGACCTTATTAAAATTGGAGCAATCCCTTCGTCTTACGGACAAATGTTACATACTGATGTAATTGATCCTACAACTTTCAGTCAAAACCGAGTTCGTTTTACTCTTCAGCGTGTTGCGGGATTCCTACATTCTAATTCTAAGATTACACTTGCTGTAACTCCTCTTACAACAACTACGGCATTTTATCCTCTTAATATTGGAGTATCAAATTTAATTAAATCGGCAGCACTTCGTATTGGAAATCAAACTGTTTGTGAAATTGATGATTATACTGCATTTCATCAATATCAGTCTATGTTTATTTCGAATGAAGATAATAAGGAACGCGAACAATTTTTAAGTCAGCGTTGTTTCGCACACAAACCAGTTTATGATGATCGTGCTGGTGGAGTTGCTGACAATACTGTAAATTCTGCTAAGAAGGTTGGTCTCGATGTTGGACGTAATGCAACTGTTCCCGCAGCGGGCGGTGCTGGAACATTTGAACTATTACCATTCATGAAGCATAGTGGTGCTTCAGCACAAACGATTGCTGATGCTCCAGTATATTCGGTTTATCTTTCTGATCTTTTCCCGTTTCTAAAATTCAATCAACTTCCTATGTTTATGCTAGAACAAGAAGTTTATATTGATATTGAATTTACTCCCACAACAAGTTCTCTTTCTGCGGCGGGTCTTTCTCGCCGTATGTGTGTTGCTAATAGTGATGCTGGTGATAATGATGTTGAATACCTAATCAATCAAGATGAATGTAAACTTATTTATGATTCTATTACTTTCGATGGTGAAATTATGGAAAAATATCGTCAGCAAAATCCTAAACTAACTTTCCAGTATGCTGATTATCGTCTTGCGAAGAGGACTGGAGATCAAACAGCATTTACTGATCTTACTATGCCGGTTGGTGGTAATGGTCGTCTTGTATCTAAAGTTTTATTTGCACTCCAGTCTAATGAAAATTTTACACCAGTATCTTTACTTAATGGTGTAACTGCTAAAGATGTTCCCGCCGCACAATCACTATCAGTAAATCTTTTATATAATGATTTATTTGAATTTAATGTTGATAGGTCTAATCCAGCACTTTTATTTCATACTACTCAACATGCTGAAGGTAAAGTTCCTATGGTTACAAGAGATGAATATCAAACATCATCGGTATCGGCACTTACTACTGAAACATTTGAAGGACACGCTCAGAATAGTGGTGCTGCTGGTCTTGGTGGTTTATCACGATGGACTGCAATCAAACCTAATAAGGGACAGCGTGTAAATAATAAAGGTATTGATCTTGTATATAAATCGAGTGGTCTTGCCGCTCAAACATACACTTTAAGAGTATATCTTGAACTCTTAAAGGTTGCAACAATTGAGGATGGAAAATTCAGTTGCTATTTTGCCTAAAAAAATTTCGTTTATTTAAAAGTTTTTTTTTATTGTTTTATTATAATAATATAAAATGTTTTACTATTTTCTTTCATTAGTTAAAGAATTTTTGGAATGCGATAGATATAAAAAATTATATAGTGAAGAAGTAAGAAAATATGAAGATTTAAAATTATGGACTGATAAAGTTTTATCTTCCAATAAAGAATTAATGGAACAATTACAAAATGAAATTCAATAATTATTTTTTTTTAAAATTTTAATATTTAAAAAATAATCTACTTTTATAATAAAAAATGAAAATAGATAGTAAAAATCTTACGGATGATATTTCAAGTGCTAGACCGAATTTAAAAACGAATACAGTTAAACAATATGTAACTAATTTGGATAAATTGAAACGATTATTTGATACTGATAATTATAATTTTTTGGAAAATGTTGATGATGTAATGAAGAAAATAAATG